CCCAATTGTTTAACAAAATTATCAAAATATAAATGTATGCATCCCGGAAATGTCATCCCCCTAAGTTCATCAACTACTTCACGCGTAGTTGCATAGGCTGTTGGTAAATTTTCGCCTTGCAATAGATCATCACCATAAGCAATACCAGCATTATGTTTTAACGCTTGAATAAAGGCTTTATCCCAGCCCTGGGTTCTAGGTAAGTGATCATCACCCATGAAAACAAAATAATCATATAAAGGATACTTAGTAATATCCAAAAGAAGAACCGCACCGGTATTAAGAGATTTAGCACAACCACCTGTTTTATTATCTGCCGGTAGTTTTTTATAGTTTTCACTTTTGGCGTACTCATTCCATTTAGGATCATCATTATCTATAACTATGTATAGATCGGCTTCTGCACCGGTATCTTTAAACGCCTGGGCTAACCTTTCGGCATTTTCAGGCCTACCCCTACTAGGTACAACCACGCACATCTTCATGGCCATAGGGTAGGGGATACGGCTGACTTACTTCTTAGATATGAGAATTTGGTACAGCGTGTCTAACTTTTCTTCTATGCGTGCAACACGGCCTTCTAGGTTATGGCGGCCATTATTATCAGGCTTTAATTCACTTAAATAATGTTTTACCAGCCACCTAACAGTTGCTATCAATGCGCCTAAAATGGTAACCGTAGATACTGCGAAAGCCGCCCAATCGTTTGCGCTCATTAACTGTTAATTCCAAATTTATTATCTTTAGGGTCTAAATATCTAATCAAAGGTGCGACTAACGCACCTGCCAAAATTGCATATTCGGGTTTAACATCTGCAACCAAAGCCAACAAGGTTGTAACTGTTGCGGCGGCAACGCTTCTAAAATATGACTTAATCACTTCTTTTTGTTTTGTTGTAATTTTCATTTTAATCCTAACTCTTTAATTTTTAGTTCAACTTCATGTTGGCTTAATGCTATTTCAAAATGCATATCATCTTTACGCTTTTTGTAATTGCCACCCCAATTTAAACCATATTTAGTTATGAGTAGGTTAATTGTATTACGCTGATCCTTATTAAATGTATTTGACTTGCCCAAAGGATGTTTAATTGCATTTAAGTCTATGGCTGTACCGGATGCATGGTTGCTTAGTACCCGATCAGATGATCTAGTCATCCTAAAAGCGTATCCCCAATCATCTAGTTGGCCTTCATTTATCGGCTCAACTGATTCATGAAATTCTTTACAAAAATTTATTAACAAAGGCGCAACGGCTTTTGCACAGGCAATCTTAGTTTTAGTACTAGGTATAACAAAAGATTGGATACCTATGGCTTGCCGATCCTCACTAGCCGGCCAACCATTTGGGCTAGTGAGTTCTCTAATAGTTGCCATTTAAGTTATTGTTGTAATTTATTCCAAATATATGAAACAATTGTTTCTTGTTTTATGGGTTTATTAGTTAATGAATCTATAAATTGAAGATTTTTCAATTTTACATACGCCAATAATTCAGGCTCGTTAGCAAAACTTGTTTCTTCGGCTTCATCAGTAGCAACACCTATTAAATCTAAATCCTGCGGGGATGTATTGTTATTAGCACAGGCTAAATAACCACCATCAAGCACATAATTAGGAACAGTTCCATCAGGTAATAATGTATAAATGATAAGTTTCATTATTTCTCCAATAATAAATTAGTGTTTAAAATTTGCATATTTCTTGATATTGCATATTTTGTTGGAGATTGTTCAAATTTATCTGCCAACAAATTTAACCATTTAATAATTGCACTATGATCGGGTGCTAATCCGTTATTCAATGCCTCTTGTTCGGATTCAAGAAATGCAGTAACTTCTTTTTGTGCTACTGCACCATTGATTCCTAATTGAAATAAATAAATATGATTACCTTCATCAATCAAGCCACCCCTTGATCTAGCGGCTGTAAGTGCTTGATTAAAAGCGGTCATAATATGATAGCGGGCTTGATCTTTTTCATAATCTAATTCAGTTAGATGCTCTTTATTTAATGCGGTAAGAATGTTTTGATATGAATCAAGTGCGTTGGCTAGTTTTCTAACTGCGCCTCTACCTGATGCTTCAATGTTAGCAATCTGCATTTTTAGTTCATCAACATCAATAATTAACTCATCTGTATCAGTTCCTTCAGATGCCATTAAATCCAATTCTTTACGCTTTAATTCAATTTGCTTACGGCGCAAAGTAATAGAAGTTTCCTCTAATGCTTGGCGTGTGCGTTGAATTACTGCTAGTAAATGCTTGGCTGAATTGATAGGTGTCAAATCAACTATATCTAAAGTAGTCATCTTAAATTGAGATGATGACTTATTAAAATTTTCTGTATCTATTTTAGCCAAAGGTAAAATTGCATCTATTTTCGCTAACATAGGTGCATATTGTTGTGGTAATGCCTTTTCTAGTTCATTCATTTGTATTCCATTATTGTTTATAGTCCACCATTTCCACTGGAACAACCCGCAGGTTTTCCTCTTGCAACAGTTAAATCACCAAAATCTGTAGCGTTACCTGTAGTTGCAATAGTTACATAATCAATAATATCTCTCACAACATCACCGCTACTATCGTATCCACCAGCAAAAATACCTCTAGTTGGTGAGGAACAGCCGCCAAGATATTGATTAGTAACAGTTAAATCACCAAAATCGGTTGCGTTACCTGTAGTTGCAATGGTTACATAATCAATTACATTTGATGCGCCAGTTGCATCACCACCAGCAAACAAACCTCTAGTATTAGATGAGCAACTAGCAAGCCTAAATCTTGCAACAGTTAAATTGCCAAAGTTAATGGCGTTACCAGTTGTGGCAATGGTTACATAATCTATTACAGACGAACGCCCCCCTGCATTTCCACCACCCACAATACCTCTAGTTGGGGATGAACATCCTGCGGGCGTATCTCTTGCAACAGTTAGATCACCAAAATCAATTGCGTTACCAGTAGTGTCTATAGTTACATAATCAATCACATTAAGCGCACCATCAGCCCAAGAGCCAGCAAATACACCTCTTGTTGATGAAGAAAAACTAGCAATGTTTTCTCTTGCAACAGTTAAATCACCAAAATCGGTTGCGTTACCTGTAGTTGCAATGGTTACATATTGAATTACATTGCTAGGCCCACCCCCACCAGCAAATAATCCTCTTGTTGATGAAGCACAAGCACCCATTGAATTTTGTGCGGCAATTAAATCGCCAAAATCTATAGCGTTACCAGTAGTGTCTATAGTTATATAATCAATTACATTTAGAGTACCGCCAGCATTAAAACCACCAGCAAATAATCCTCTAGCGGCGGCGGCAACGGCGGCCAAACCTTGATCTAATATCCCAATAATTAAACCCATTACGCAATTCCACCAACAATGTACCAACTATCTGTGCTGACTTTAATTATGCTTGCCGCTTTAAATTGTCCGGTAATTGTCGGGTTAGTAGATACCGCGCCACTTGATGCAAGTGTGACACCTGAACCCTGAATAATAGATACTGTGCCACCTGATCCAATTTTAATTACATTTACAACTGATCCGGTAGTCATTGCCACTGTATTGTAAGGCGGTATTGTAATTGTAGTTGTGCCTGTATTTGAATATGTAATAAGTTTATTATCTGCATCAGTAACCACCAATGTGTCTGATGTGGCCGTAACTGCTCTAACGCTCAAATTAGCAATTGAGTTCATTTGAGCCGCCGTTAATACCTGACCAACTGAAAAAGTTGCCATCACACTCCCCTAATAAGCCAAAGAATCTTTATCTAAAATTCCATCAACGGTAGAGTCTAGCAAAAAACCTACGGCAAAAGGCTGAGCGCAACTAAAAGTAACCATAAAAGATTTAGGTGTTATTTGATAAGTTAAACCGGCAATGACGGAATCTGTAACCACATTACCCGCCGGCAAGGTTTGGGTTACCTCTATTGGATCAAATATATCTAAATTTAAGGCGGCTATAACCCGGCTAGGGTCATTTGAGCCATAGGCATCAACGGTTAATGAGTTTAATTGGATATTAACGCCTTGTTCTTTTCTTGATGCAATGATCATTTTTGCTTGATTTAAAGCATCTAATTCTGTTTGCATGATGCCGCTTCTAACCCGGCTATGCTGAAAATAATCATCAATACTTTCTGAATCGCTTGCGGTCTGACCACTCAACCCATTTGGTGTTACAGTTACCTTGTTAATCATTTGGTAATCTGAAATATCAAACTCTACTGCCTGATAGGTAATATCACCTGACCCTGGCACATCACTAAACTTTGTAACCGCGCCACCTTCTGCAACTATAATGTCATTGCGGGAATAAAATTTGGCATACCCTCTTTGATCCATCCAAAAAGCCCCTAAGTCTGTGGCTTCTGTAACCTGGCAGGCAGATAACAATGATCTTGATGATCCATCATCCGCTTGTACTGTAGTAGTTGCAGTAGTTGAAATATCACGCATACCACCTGGCCACTCTCCGGCATTTAACAAACTTGAAATTCTTTGTGCGGTTGTTTGTCCACTGCTACCGCCACTAACAGATGTAATGGTTGTTAAATTTAATAATTGAAATCCATCTACGCAAGATAATGTTACATAGGCTGGATCAAATCCAGTAGGGCTTTGATAATTCCATTCTTGTACATAAAATGAACCTAAGTTATAGGTTGTGCCTAAATATTCGGCTGTAAAACGAATCTTACGCATTGGTTTTATTTTGCCATATAAACTTGATCCGGTATTAGCCGGGTTAAATTGACCTGTTTCATCAACAAAGGTTATGCGTGCTGTACCACCTGTAAAAGAATCAGATGATCTATTAAAGGCACGGCGTATGTAGCATTGAGTTACATAAGGTGTTATATCAACAATATCTGCCGCCGCCGTACCTAATACTGAAGCATCAAGTGGGGTTGCAGGATCATCCAAAACTAGGGCTGGATCAAAACTTGCACCATTGCTAAAATCAATTTCTGCACTGAATATTGCGGCTGGCATTATCTACCTAAGTTAGTTAGTTGAGTAACCGCACCTGATCTGTTCAAGTTGTACAAAGCATCTTGAATTACAGATTGTAATTGACCTTCTGAAATAACTGATCCGGCCACATTTACATTAACGGTTGTGCCAAAGCCGCCCATTCTATCTAATGGTATTACGGCTTCTGATCCGGCTTCACCAATTAAAGCGGCAGTAGGTTTAGTAACAATGCCACCATCTGCCATTGCGGTTAATCCTAAACGCCTATCGCGTGCATCTTCACCTGTACTAATTAAATTTTGTGGCGTAATTAACCGGTTTAAAGCCGCAATTCTTTCACGCCTATCGCGTGCATCTTCGCCTGGATCATAACTTATGATTGGCGCACCACCACCACCGCCACCGCCGCCCGGTATTTTTATTTGACTTAACAAAGCAAGCATTTTTTCTAATTCTGAATTGCCTTTAAACAATAATTGCAGATAAATTAAAACTGCGGAATTAGTCATGCCCCATTTTTTAGCCAACATTTCAACTTCTTCAGTTGTGATTTGTCCATCATCAATCACCTTTAATACATCTGCATATCTTTGTGCTTCATTAACTGCGGCCACTGTGCCTTCAGCCAATTTTTGCATGATCTTTACACGCGCTTCATCCTCTAAAGTAAGTTTGCGAGATAAGGCCGCTTGTAAGTTTATCTTGTCAATGTCAAACATTGCTTGTAAATCAGCCTTCTTTTTATCAAAAGCGGCCTGTGCGGCTTTTTCTTTGGTCATTGCTTTTTCTCTAGCCAAAATATCTTTTTGTATTTTAGCCAAAACCTGTTCAGTAGTAAGTTCTTTTTTACCATAAAGTCTTTGTTTTTCTAACGCATCAATAGTTAATTGAGATAGCCCTAAATACCCACGCTCTTGCAGTATGCGTTCTTCTCTTATTTTTAAACCTTGTTTTTCAAGTTTTTGGAAAGTTTGAAAATCTCCTGTAAGCACATCTATATTTAAATTTCCCAAGTCTAATAAACCTTGCAAAAAACCACCTTCACCAAAAGATGATCCTAAACCAACTAATAAATCACTTGACTTCTGAGCGGCAACTTCTAATTTTGCTGAAAAAATATCTAAGTTAGATGATCCAGTTGTAATAAGACCGGCGGCAACTAAAAATCCCTGTCCTAAAGTTTCAGTGGCTTCACCTGCACTAATTTTAAATCTATCTAATTGACCTGCAAAAGTTTTAGTCTGTGCTTCGGCTGATCCAGCGTATTTATCCAAATTTTGCATCAACTTAATAAAGCCCATTGATTTGGCTTCGGCGGTTGTAAAGCCAATACCTAATTTAGCAATTGAATCGTAATTACCTATTGCGGCTTTATTTATTGCGTTTAAAACAGTATCTAAATCCGCACCTGTGCCGGCTGAAATATCTAAGGCTTTACCTAGTAAATATTGAGATGATGTTAAATCACCGGTTTGTGCAATTAACTTTTGTAAAGCAGGCACTAATGCATCTTCAGTAATATTAGTTGCTCGTTGTAAATCTGCTACAAAGTTTTTTACATCAGGTAAGGCAAACTCCTGGCCTATGCTTTTCAATGTAAGTTGTAATTGTTTATCTAATCTTTCCTGGGCTAAGGCGGCTTGAATGGAATTTTTGGTAAATATGGCTAAACCTGCGGCGGCGGCTATTCCACCGGCTTTAGCAAAAGCCTTCAACCTAAATGAACCTGTTGCAACTACTTTGTCAAAACCTTTTAATTCCTTAGTTGCACGCTCTAAGCCTTTTTTGTCAAATTTTGTTAGGAAGTTAATTGCAACATATTGACTTAATGCCATTATTAACCCCTAAATTCTTTACCTAGATATTTTTTAAGTACACCGTATAGATTATCATTTACTTGCCCACCTAATTGTTGTGATGCTCTGTAAATCAATCTTTTTTCTTTGTAAGCACCAC